TGGCGCTCGGCCAGGTCGACACCGCGGTGGCCGAGTCGGGGATCGCGCTGGCCCTGCGGATGGGCCCGCTGCTGGACGAGTCCGGGCGCAAGGACGACCGGATCCTGTCCAAGCTGAAGCAGCTGTTCTTCGACCTGAAGATGTGGTTCGCGGTCTACGAGAGCACCAAGTTCTCCGACGCGATCACCATCGAGCCCGACGTCGGGGAGAAGCTGCCGCGCGACGTCGAGAAGGAGCTCGCCCGGCTGCAGGACCTCTTCGTCAACGGCATCCTGCCGCTGCGGCTTTACATCGTAAAGCTCAACGAGCTAGGGATGAACCTGGGCGACCCGGCTGAGCTGATGGCCGAGCTCGAGGCGGAGGCGCAGAAGCGGCTGGAGGCGGAGCAGGCCGCGATGGATGCCTCCGGGGTCAACCGCCTGGGCCAGGAGGCCAACGCCGACACCGCCCCCGCTGACGGCACTGCGGCCTAGCCGTGAGGTGGGAGAAGTGGATCCTCTCCAAGCTCTTCATCGCCGTCCCCGAGCTCGGGACCAACGCCACGTTCACGGAGCGGCTGCTCGCTGAGGGAATCATCTCCAGGTGGCAGCTGGCGCTGCTGCGAGAGCTCCGCAAGAGCCACCCCGGGGTCAAGCCGCTGGCCGGGGTCCCGCTGCTCCAGCGGCTGCTGCAGATCGCCCCCGAACTGCTGTCGGTGCGGCTGATGGACGCGCTCACCTCGATGCGCCTGGTCTCCACCAAGGACGCGCACATCCTCCGGGTGCTGCTCAGGGTGTCGTCCCGGCTGGTCCCCGGGCAGGTCTCGGACGAGACCATCTACACCCGGCTCGGGGTGATCTTCGACGACGTCTTCTCCCCGAGCATGGTGGCCTACCTGCGGGCCCTCGACAACGAGCAGATCGACGCGCTGGCAGAGATCCTGCGCCGGTTCCCCGAGGGGTTCGGGCTGCGGGAGGCGATCTTCGGGCACCGGTTCGGCACCCTGACCTCCGGGGACGGCGCGCTCATCCGGGAGATGCTGGCCCGCTCGGTCGCCCGGGCGCAGATCCTTCGGTCGGTCATCTCCACCGGCCGGCAGGTCCGGGCCACGCTGGCGCAGCGCCGTGAGCTGGACGACATCTGGGGTGTGATGACGCTGGCCTTCGACAACGTGTTCAGCGACAAGCTGCTGCGCAACCTGATCAGGGCCGGGCTGATCTCCCCCGAGCGGTATGCGCTGGCCCGGTCGCTCCAGGAGCTCGGCGCCGGCGTCTGGCGGAAGACGAACCTGGCCCACACCTACGAGGGCTGGGCGGCCCGGTCGCTGCTGTTATCGGAAGGGATCATTTCGCCGGAGACAATTAAAGTCTTAACCGCTTTAGGTATCATTTCGCCCGTTCAGGCCCAGCTGCTCTATCCGGTCGCACAGGCGATCCGGGGTATCACCCGGACGGTCGGCTCGAAGTGGCGCACGAGCCAGCGGTACCGGATCGTGCCCGGGGAGAAGCCGATCCGGACCTTCGCCCGGATGACCACCCAGACCGACAAGGCCATCCTGAAGCTGCTGGCGGCCGCGGCCGAGGACGCCCGGCGCGAGGCCGAGAGGCTGGCCGGCGCGCAGTCGTTCGCCAAGCTGACCCGGGCCAACCAGCAGCGGATGGTCACCGGTGCCATCCACCACGCCATGCGCGACATCTTCGAGAACGTCGGGTCCTTGATCATCTTCGGGGAGAAGGAGGCGGCTCAGGCCGCGCTGGAGTCGATGACCTGGCTGCAGAAGCCGTACGGCCAGGAGGGCGAGGCGCTGCAGAGGATGCTCCGGTTCACCGCGCAGGCCGGCGTCGACTCCTACATCAGCCGGGAGGAGAACCTGCACGCGCTGTCGAGGCGGGTCTACGGCAACATCAACGTGCTGCGCGGCCGGGTCGACAAGGAGATCGCCAAGTCGCTGCTGCGGGGACAGAGCGCGGCCGAGCTGGCGCTCACCGTGCGCCGGTTCATCAACCCCGACACCCCCGGCGGCGCGTCCTACGCGGCGATGCGGCTGGCCCGGACCGAGATCAACAACGCCTTCCACTTCACCCAGATCCGCTACACCCGGGAGATGCCGTGGGTGGAGGGCTACAAGTGGAACCTGTCGGGCAGCCACGGCCGGGTCGACGTCTGCAACGACATGGCCGAGCACTCCGAGGGGCACGGCCGAGGGGTCTACGGGAAGGGCGACGTACCCGGGAAGCCGCACCCGATGTGCCTGTGCTTCATCACCACGGTCTCGGTCGACAACGCCACCTTCTACAAGAGGTACCGGTCCGGAGCCTACGACCGTTATGTGGATGGCATAACGCAGAACGGGGTTTTCGCCGAGGACACCTACACCCCAGAGACGGTCGCCGACGTCGGTCGGAACGCCGGCCGGATCGCGCTGCTCAACGTCCTGGTCACCGGCGCGAGGGTGCTTTCTGACATGTTGCGGAGTCGATAAGTCGATAAATCGACTAGTGTTCGGTTACCATCCAACTGCCAGGAGGTTTTTGTGCAGAGCCCGAGGTTGAGCCTCAAACTTCCGACGTGGAGGAACTTCACGGTCTGCGGAGCCGTACCGGACCCGCCAGAGTCGCCGAAGCCACCCGCCGCGCCGGACCCCCCAAGCGGTAGTGCCGCTGCAGGAAACGAAGGCAATCCGCAGGCGAAGATTGCCGCTCTGACCGAGGAGAAGGAACGCCACTACACCGCAAGGCAGCAGGCCGAGGCGAAAGCCGCGGAGCAGGAAACGAAGCTGAATGAACTGCTGGCTGAGAAGGAAGAGCGCGAGCGAGCCACGCTGAGCGAAGCCGAGAAGACCGCAAGGGACCTCGAGGATACGAAGCAGGCGAACGAGACGCTGGCCCAGACCAACCGCAGGCTTTCGATCCAGAACGCATTCCTGCTGCAGAACGATGTCCAGTGGCACAACCCGGAGCACGCTCTGTCTCTGGTGGACCTCTCCCAGGTCGAGACCGAGAAGGACGGGACGATCAAGAATCCCGACGTTCTCAAGGCAGCCATCACCGATCTCGCAAAGAAGAATGCGTACCTGGTGAAGGACGCCACGCCGCCGGAGAAGAAGGTTCCACCGCCCGGGTCGGGCGCTCCCCCACAAGGGGACCCGCCGGCCACGAACGGTCTGGATGCCGACACTCTCCGGAGAAGGTTTCCGGCACTCCGCTCTCACTGAGAGCGAACTGAACTAGAGGGAGATCGAGCAATGGCTCGTGTGGACAAGACAGATAGTGCTGTCGGTGTCGTCCGCGGAACCCTCGCAGCAGACATCGCCCAGGCCGATTGGGGGAAGCCCCTCGGGGTTTCCATCAACGCCTCGGGTCTGACTGTGCGAGGCGGCGCTGGACCATCCGGCATCGTCGGCGTGATCATCGCCGACAAGACCAACTACAAGGCGGGGACCCGGGCTGACATCTTCAAGCTCGGCGACATCGTCGAGTGCGCGGGTCTGACCCCTGGCATCAAGGTGTACGCCGACAACACGACCGGCCTGCTCTCAGTGAGCGCCACCGGTACGACACAGGTCGGCTACACCGTGGAAGCAGATCGGCTGGTGCTTCAACTGTGAGCAACGCATTCATCCGGCCCAGCTTCCGGATCTCCGGTGCGGTTCCGTCCGGCTTCAACGCCGCGGCCGACCTCATCACGCAGACAGTCGACGGGTTCGACCTCAACAGCATCTGGGGCGAGTTCCAGGCCAGCATCGCGCTGCAGAACGCGCAGCGCCAGGCCATCGTGGACCTGCTCACCTATCCGGTCACCGACCTGATCGAGCGGGTCGCGCAGATCTCGTCCGGCGCTTTCGAGGAAGCGTCCGAGTATGGCGAGCCTCGCGGTCTCCGGCCCACCGGTTCGTACTTCAACCTGGGCTACGACTTCAAGTGGTACGACCTGGCGGCCCGCTTCACCTGGAAGTTCCTGGCCGACGCGCCACGCTCCCAGGTCGACGCGATCAACGCCATGGCACTCGAGGCCGACAACTCGCTGGTGTTCTCCAAGGTCATGAACGCGATCTTCGACAACCGCAACCGCGAAGCCAACATCAACGACCAGATCGTCCCGGTGTACCCGCTCTACAACGGCGACGGCACCGTGCCGCCGAAGTACAAGAGCAACACCTTCGACGGCACCGAGACGCACTACCTCGTGTCCGGCGCAGCCACGGTGACCCCGGGCGACCTGGACGACATGTACGAGAAGATGCGGTCCAAGGGCTACTCGATGGAGAACGGCGTCAAGCACGTCCTCCTGGTCAACCACCGCGAAGGCATGACCATCCGCGGCTTCCGGGTCGCCACCGGTGCCACCTACGACTTCATCCCCGCACAGGGCACGCCGGCGCAGTACATGCCGATCGACGTGCAGCTGTTCGGCGGACCGCAGCCGGCAGGCACCTACGCGGGTCTGGTGGCCATCGGCTCCTACGGGCCGTGGCTGGTGGTCGAGGACGACCTGTTCCCCTCCACCTACATGGTGGGCCTGGGAACCGGCGGTCGTGCCAACCTGAACAACCCTGTCGGTATTCGGGAGCACACCAACACGCAGCTGCGCGGTCTCCGACTGGTCAAGGGCGCCACGCCCGACTACCCGCTGATCGACAGCTTCTACCAGAGGGGCTTCGGCACTGGCATCCGCCAGCGCGGCGGCGCCGTCGTCATGCAGGTCAAGGCGTCGGGAACGTACGACCGACCTGTTCTCTGACTCCGTAGCGGGGGCCGGTGATTCGTCGACTGGCCTCGACCTGGGAACGGCCCCCGCTGCGGCCACACCGCCGAAAGGAAGATCATGACCCGCAAGATTGATGTGGACAACCTCGACGCCGACGATGTTCAGTACATGAGGCAGCGCCCCTGGCTGATCGACGAGGCCAAGCTGCAGGGTGTCACCGACATCGAGGACCGTATGACCGACGTCGACAAGAAGGACGAGCCGGAGGAGCCGGACGTCACCGGACCGCCCGACTACACCAAGAAGGGGCTGCCCGAGCTCCGCTCGCTCGCCGAGTCGCGCGGGCTGGACAAGACCGGCGGCAAGGCGAAGATCATCGAGCGGCTGCAGATCGCAGACGCTCCCGCCGCCACCGTCTCCCGCGAGGCCGAAGGTGCTGCTGAGATCGCCCGTACCGGCGACCCCGAGGCGAACCCAGACGCTGACAACGACGACGAGAACGCCGAGTAGCTGCTGTCATGGCAACCGTTGACGAGCTCCGAGAGCTGCACGTGCTGGGTCCCGAGATGGACGCAGACGACGCTGTTCTCGGGGCTCTCATCGACGCGCTGGGGCTGAACGGCGCCCTGGCCCGGCTGTGGGCCGAGCAGGCGTCCAAGACCGCCGTCCTGGTCGACATCACCGAGTCGGGGTCGTCCCGCAAGATGTCCCAGCTGCACAGCCAGGCCGCCAACCTGGCCGCCTCCTACCGGTCCCTGGCCGAAGCCGAGGGGACCTCCACCACCAGCACCGCGACCACCCGCCGGATGAGCCGATGACCACCAGCGTGCAGGACCGGATCACCGCCGCGTTCATCGACCTCGACCCGGTCGAGCTCGACATCTGGCGCCCGGGCGAAGACATCACCGACGGGGCCGGCGGTCACACCGAGGGTCCGGCGACCATCGTGGCGTCCAAGACCTTCAAGCTCATCCAGCAGTCCCGCAGCAACCGCAGCCAGACCTCGCAGACGTTCACCGGCACCGTCGAGACGCCCGACTACGTGATCGTCTCTACCACCGACTTCCGGTTCGCCCGCGGCGACTTCTTCACCTGGAACGGGTTCGAGTACAAGATCGGCAGCGTGCACGAGCTCCCCGCCTACGAGTCGAAGGCCGACGTCTACCGGGGTAAGGCGGTGCCCGGTGAAGGGTGACTTCGCGCTGGAGGTCGGCGGCCAGTTCGCCAAGATCATCTGGAGCGCCGACAGCCGCAACCTGACCCGCAAGCTGGCCACCGGCCCGCAGCAGGTCCACAAGGCGTCGGTGGTCATCGCCAACCGGATGGCGCCCGAGGTGGCCAACTACGCAAAGCTCAACGCCCCCTGGACCGACCGGACCGGCAACGCCCGCAACGGGCTCGCCGCGCAGGCCTACGAGGACGGCGACGAGGTCGGGATCGTGATCTACCACCAGGTCCCCTACGGGATCTGGCTCGAGATCCGCTGGGCCGGTGAGTACGCGATCATCAACCCCACCATCGATGTCATGGGCCCGAAGGTCATGGCGGCCTACAACAACCTGCTGGCCCGGCTATGAGGCGCATCATCCAGGCCCTGCTGGAGGGGGTTGTCGTCGACGGCGCACCCATCCCGCCCGACCGGGTCATCCAGGGCAGCGCGATGAAGGTCCAGCCCGAGTTCCCGTTCATCGTGCACAAGTACTCGATCACCACCCCGACCCCGTCAGGACGCGGACGGCCGGGGCTGGAGGTCTGGGTGTACGACGAGCCGGGGTCCTACATCAGCCACATCGACCCGATCTTGAGCCAGGTCCGGACGATCTTCAACCAGTACCCGTTCACCCTGGCCGACGGCAGCGAGTATCTCGCCGTCGTCGACTGGACGAACGACTCAGCAGACCTGCCGGCGGAAGAGTTCCACGGCATCACTCGAATGAGTGCCTTCAACCTCGTAGGGAGATCAGCATGAGCAAGCACCAGATCAAGTACACCGGCCCGAGCCAGCACACCCGGATCATCACCGCCAAGGAGGCCGAGGGCGCCGGGTTCGTGCTGCCGGGCGACCTGACATGGGGTCTGGAGACCCGGCACTCGCTGATCCTGGAGGACCTGGACGAGACCGCTCTGGAGTACTTCCAGTCCGACCCCGACTTCCGGGTCAAGGAGATCTCCTCCGGTGACGAAGAGGAGAAGGCCAAGGCCACGGCCGCCAGGTCCACC